GATGCAGAAGCAGGCGATGCAATGCCAGCAGATGCAGAAGCACCAAAAGAAAGTATTGAAGAGTCAGCAGAACTAGAAAAAGTATCTTCACCTGACAACGGCGACAAGGCTGACGAAAAGCACAGTCCAGTTGCTGGTAAGAATCCAATGATGAGCCGTCCTGCTACCAAATTTGGTGGTGGTAACGAAACAGGTGGAACAGCACCCAAGGCACAAGACCTAGGTGGAACAACTAAGCCTGCCCTCAGTAAAGTAGCAACACCAAAGGGCTAATACGATGAACTTACAGCCATTACGTGAACGTCTAAGTTTCGATCAAGCACAAATGACGGTTGAAGCCAAAGAGACAGCCAATGGCGGTAAGGATCTCTACATGAAAGGCATTTTCATTCAAGGTGACAAGGTAAACCACAATCAACGTGTTTACCCTGGCAGCGAAATTGCCCGAGCAGTAGAGAGCATCAAGTCACGACTAGAGCAAGGCTACTCCGTGCTAGGAGAAGCCGACCATCCAGATGATCTACAAGTCAATATTGATCGCGTAAGTCATATGGTCACAGAAATGTGGGTAGATGGTGCTGATGGATATGGAAAACTAAAAATTATTCCAACACCCATGGGTAACATCATCCGCACACTACTAGAAAGTGGTGTCAAGTTAGGTGTCAGCAGCCGCGGTTCAGGCAACGTAGGCGCCAATGGTAGAGTTTCAGATTTTGAAATTGTTACTGTTGACGTTGTTGCACAACCCAGTGCTCCTGATGCATATCCAACACCAATTTACGAACGTGTGATGCTAGATCGCAGACGAGCCGCCCTTATGGATGTGGCCCTTGCGGCGACCTACGATAGGTCCGCACAAAAGCACCTTGCAACAGAGGTGACTAGATTCATTCAGAATCTGAAGAAAGTCTGAGGAGACACAAATGAGTAACTTAACAGAATTGCTCGGCTCAGTGGTTCTTTCTGAAGAGGTGCGTGAGAATATCAACGCCGCTTGGGAAAAGCATATTGCTGAAAGTCGTGAAGAAATTACCGCAGAACTCCGCGAAGAATTTGCTTCACGCTACGAGCATGACAAAGGTCAATTGGTTGAAGCGATGGATAAACTTATTAACGACACCATCACCGGAGCCAGTTCCGAATTTAAAAAGATACACGAAGACGCTATCAGTCAACGTGTAAAGTATGCCGCTAAGATTAAAGAAGATGCTGAACTTCTACAGCGTTTCGTTATGGAAACACTGGCCAAAGAAGTAGCAGAACTTAAATCTGATCGTCAAACACAAACAGATAACTTAGGCCGTTTGGAAGAGTTTGCACTTCGTAAACTTACTTCTGAATTGTCAGAGTTGCATGAAGACCACAAACAACTTGTGGATGCTCGAGTTAAACTCGTAGCAGAAGGCCGCAAGGCAATTGAAGAAGCCCGCTCAACATTCATTAAGAAGGCCAGCGAAAAAGTTAACACACTTGTTGCTGAAACTTTCAAGAAGGAAATGAGCCAACTCAAGGAAGATATCCGTGCCACTGCGTACTACTATATATTGTGTTTCTTTAGCACAACAAATATATTGAGCGCAATGAATTAATGCTACAGTATGTAGTATTTTCTTGTTTTTTGGCACTAGATAGCACTAAACGGCACACGGTAACGGTGCAAATTGTTGGTGAACTGTAATCTTACAAGGTAAATGGAGGCTGGGTATGACACTGGAAGAGACGGTAGCAGCGGAAGCAGAGTCGACTGGGTATCATGATGATGCAATACAAGCGCCAACGACGATTGTAAAGCGAGATGGTCGTACAGTGGTGTTTGAGGCTGAGCGGATTCACAATGCCATCACGCGCTGTTTTCAGAGTTTTGGACGTGATTCAAACACGCCCGTAAAAGAATTGACGCGACGTGTCGTCAATATTGTGGCAGCCAAAGCCACTCGTGGTATGCCCAGTGTCGAAGAAGTCCAAGATATTGTCGAAATGGTGCTCCAAGCGGCGGGTGAATTCGAAGCTGCCAAGCGCTATATTTTGTATCGTGCTGATCGTGCCAAAGTGCGCGAGCGGCGCCCGGGACCCGACGATGTGCGGGCGGCATTTTCGGCATCGGATAAATATTTCCCCACACCGCTCCAGAAATTCCAGTTTTTTGATAAATATTC